GCAACTATCGCAGCAACAGGAGTATCATCAACGGTATTAACATTTACAGGAACTACAGGAACAAGTTCTAATGTTACATACAACATGTCAGTACCTTCTATTATAAACGTTAATAATAATTTTTATAATACATATACTGAGTTTAATGGAGGTACATCAACAATCGATCAAGATTTAAGAACTTACATTTCAAATCAAATTAATTTATTCGCATTAGGATCGGCATCAACAGGAACAACAGCGTTGTTTTGGGGTACTGTAAGTGCAGGGACATTTAACTTAGTAACGGGTACATCTTTAAACGGTACAGGAGTAATAAGTGCTTATACAGAAAATTTTGGAGTTAATAATGTTAATCTTTCGTTAGCGAATTTATCGGCAACAACTAATGATGCTTGGTACTACGCATTATTTAATTATTCACAAATTAACGACGTGAGTTCTTATTATGGACAAGGTTTTGGTGCGGCACTACAATCATTAAGTGGTTCAGGTGGTAACTTCTCAGGTTCTTGTGTTTTCTATAATACTAACTATTCAGGTACACCTTATTTAGATTATGACGATTTAGTTGTTGCTACTTTAAGGTCAAGAGGTATCTCTAATTATAGTGCAACACAGGCAGGACCTAATTATGAAGTTACAGGAACTACCGATGTACAAATGTTATGTACTGGTTCATATTCCGCAGTTACTAAAAATCCATATGCACCATTCCTTATTTCAGGGGTTACATATGACGGAGACAACTTTGAATTCCAAACGTCAATGTTATCAACAGATAAAAACTTTATATCTAAAGTATTTGGTAGAAGTAATTTTGGTAAGGATAGAACTGAGGTTCCTCTTTTTGTTGAAGAGACTTATACAAGTTTATTAACAAGTGGTTATAGAGCAGGTAAAATTAGAGGTTTAGATTGTGATATTATTGAATTACCAGGTGCTAGGTCATTAAACACCCAATCAATAGGGTTTTATTTAGAACAATATCAAACACCAGAAACACCATTTTTAGTTTCAGAACTTAGAGGTAATAAAGTTTATAAACTTTTTAAGTTTGTTTTAATTTCTGATGGTAACGCGGCTAACAGACTTGTAAAAATGTCAATTGGTGGTATATCATTTAATAATAGTACTTTTGATGTTTTTATTAGAGATTTTTATGATACTGATCAAAACCCAAGAGTTATCGAAAGTTTCACTAACTGTTCTTTAGATCCAAGTCAAAACAACTACGTGGCTAATAAAATTGGTACGTCTAATGGTGAATATCAAGTTAAGTCTAAGTATATTATGTTAGAAATGTCCGATGAAGCACCTACGGATGCACTACCTTGTGGTTTTGAGGGTTATGTATTTAGAAGATATTCAAATGCAACATCACCTTTCATCATTTATAAAACAAAATATAACCAACCTGGTGACGTACTTTTTAACCCACCTTTTGGTTCTTCTAATGGTGGAGATAATCCTGTGATTTCAAGTGGTGAAAACCCAAGAAAGGCTTATTTAGGTATTTCTAATATCACTGGTATTGATTATGATTTCTTTGAATATAAAGGAAAACAATTACCTGCTAATTTAGGTACAGATACTACGGGACCATCTTGGGGTTATTTAACAAAAGGTTTCCACATGGATAGTGGGGCAACTGTAGTTACAATTGCTAATGGTTATGTAACATCTGGACAGTCAGCATTTGAAGTGGGTGTCGGATCATTTAATTCTGAACCTACTGACAGCTCAAGTCCATATTATAAACTTAATACTCGTAAATTTACAGTATTAGCATATGGTGGTTTTGACGGTTGGGATATCTATAGAGAATATCGTACAAATTCGGATACATTTGCATTAGGACAACCAGGATTTAAATATGGTGCGGAAGCTAGTATAACATACCCTACCGCAACAGGTTGGGGATCGTTTAAGGCTATTTCAGGACCTAACCAAGAAAATTGGGCAAATACTGACTTTTACGCATACAAATGGGGACAAAATACTTTTGCAAATCCTGAAGCAACAAATATTAATGTATTCGCAACACCAGGTGTTGATTACGTAAATAATTCAAATTTAGTTGAGGACGCTATCGATATGATTGAAACTGATAGAGCAGATTCTATTTACATCTGTACTACCCCTGACTTCGATTTATTTTTACCAACATATAATGATATAGAAGAAGGTTTGATTTTCCCTCAACAAGCAGTAGATAACTTAGAAGAGACGGGTATTGATTCTAACTACACCGCAACATACTACCCTTGGATATTAACAAGAGATTCGGTTAATAACACTCAAATCTATATCCCACCAACATCTGAAGTTGTTAAAAACTTGGCATTAACTGATAACATAGCATTCCCTTGGTTCGCATCTGCAGGTTACACAAGAGGTTTAGTAAATGCTATTAGAGCAAGACGTAAGTTAACTCAAGATGATAGAGACACCTTATATAAAGGTAGAATTAACCCAATAGCAACTTTCTCTGATGTAGGTACGGTTATTTGGGGTAATAAAACTTTACAAATTAGAGAGTCTGCACTTGATAGAATTAATGTTAGAAGATTATTGTTACAAGCACGTAAATTGATTTCAGCTGTGGCAATTAGATTATTGTTCGAACAAAATGATAATAAAGTAAGACAAGACTTCTTGGATTCAGTTAACCCAATTCTTGACGGTATTAGAAGAGATAGAGGTTTGATTGACTTTAGAGTTACTGTTTCTAACACACCTGAAGATTTAGATTCAAATACATTGACAGGTAAAATCTTCTTAAAACCTACAAGAGCGTTAGAATATATAGATATCGAATTTGTTATCACACCAACAGGAGCATCTTTTGACGATGTATAAATAAAAAATAAAATGTGGGGAGTAGAAATATTCCCCACTCATATATTTATAAAATAAAATAACTATGAAAATAGAAAAAAAAATTATTAAAGAATCTATTGGTGACATTCAAAAGAGTCCTAAAACTTTTTCAGAAAAAAAACAAAACATTGTTATAACTGAAAAACAACTTGAGAAATTATTAGAGAAACTTAAAAAGTAATGGACATTAGAAAACACGTATTAAATTATGTCAGACGTAGAAATATTAATGAGGGGATAACTTCAGAGGGTACTCCTGATTCTAAATATTATGCATTTGACTGGGACGATAATATTGTTTTTATGCCAACAACCATTATTTTAATGACTGAAAATGATGAGGAAGTCCCTATGTCAACCGAAGATTTTGCTGAACATAGACACCAAATAGGAAGTGAACCTTTTCCTTTTAAAGGAACCACAGTTGTTGGTTACGCTCCCGACCCATTTAGAAATTTTGGAGTTATGGGGGACAAAAGATTTATTATAGATGCGATGTCTGCAAGTCCTGGACCTTCTTGGAATGATTTTGTAGAATGTATAAATGGGGGTTCAGTATTTGCAATTATTACAGCAAGGGGACATAATCCAGAAACATTAAAAGAGGCTACACTTAATTATATTTTATCAAACCATAACGGTATAAACAGTAGTGAAGTTGTTAAATCTTTAAAGTTATATAGAAATTGGACGGACAACCCAATTGACGAATCGGTTGATTTAAAATTTAACGATAAAGATATAATAATGGAGTATTTAGATTTATGTCGTTTTGAACCTGTTACCTTCGGTGAAGGTAGTGCTGCCAACCCTGAAGAAGGAAAAATTGTTGCAATGAGAAAATTTATTAGTTATTGTAAAGAAATGGCTAATGAAATTGGAAAAAAAAGTTACTTCAAAAATGATATTAGTAATGACGAAATAATCCCTTTTATTGGTTTTTCAGATGACGACCCTAAAAATATTGAGAAAATGAAAGATTTTATAGAAAAAGAATATGAAGAAAAACCTATAAGAATGTATTTAACTAAAGGAGGAGAAAAAAAAGAAGTTTAATAATTAAGTCCGGTCTAATAGAAGGATAATTTTAAACCAGAAAAAAGTAAATAGAAAAAAAATAAAACAATAGATATTTATAAATAAATAAAACAAATTAAAAAAATAAGACATGGCTGATTTATTAATGAAAATGCCCTTTCAGTACGAACCTAAAAGAAAAAATAGGTTTATATTGACATTCCCATCTTCTTTGGGGATTAACTCGTGGTATGTTGAGTCAACCACAAGACCTAAAGTTACAATAAAAGATGTTGAGATTCCATTCTTAAACACTTCTACATATGTTGCGGGACGATTCAATTGGGAATCGATGGATGTTACCTTCCGTGATCCAATTGGACCATCGGCATCACAAGCTCTTATGGAGTGGGTTCGTTTACACGCTGAATCAGTAACAGGACGTATGGGTTATGCTGCGGGTTACAAAAAAGACATTGACTTAGAAATGTTAGACCCAACGGGAGTTGCTGTCGAAAAATGGATTCTACAAGGAGTATTTTTAACTAGTGTTGATTTTGATTCATTAGGGTATAGTGAAGACGGACTTATTACAGTTAAAGCGTCACTTAGACCTGATAGATGTATTTTAGTTTACTAATACAAATATAAAAATAATTTTAAGAACCTCACTAACAAAGTGGGGTTTTTTATTTACATAGAATATTTATCATTTATTTTTTAAGAAAAAATTATTATGGATCAATCTACAATTTATGGACAACAAGATTTTAACTTACCACATGACGTAGTTAAATTACCCTCAAAGGGAATATTTTATAAACCAAAAAAAGAATCTTTAAAGGTTGGTTATTTAACTGCCGCTGATGAAAACTTATTATTATCACAAAACACACCTAAAGACGGTTTAGTTACATCACTTCTAAGAAATAAAATTTATGAACCAGGATTTGACATTACTCAAATGATAGATGTTGATGTACAGGCAATATTATTGTATTTAAGGAACACTTCATTTGGACCTGAATATAATTTTAGAATAACCGATCCCATAACCAACAAGGAATTTGAAGCGATTATAAAACTAGATGAGATTGATTATAAGACTGTTCAAAATTTACCAGACGCTAATGGACATTTTACTACTGTTTTACCTAAGACAAATAAAACAGTTGTTTGTAAATTATTAAATATAAAAGAAAATAATGAATTAGATGATTTATCTAAAGGATATCCACAAGGAATGGTAGTACCTATTATAACAAAAAGACTTGAAAAACAAGTGGTTGAAATTGATGGGGAAACTGATAGATCAATAATATCTACATTTATTAATCAAATGCCTATTTCTGATTCTAAACACCTTAGAAAATTTTTAAGAAACTCTGAACCAAAAATGGATTTAACAAGAATTGTAACAGCCCCGTCAGGAGAAAAAGTACCCGTTGAGGTAACTTTTGGGGTTGAGTTTTTTCGGCCTTTCTTTGAGTTATAAAACAATGTTAATGGATGAAATATTTTATTTAACTAAATATGCTAATTTTTCATATTCAGATATTATGATAATGCCTACTTATGAAAGAAAATATTTTATAAATAAGCTTATTGAAGTTCATTCTAAAAAAGACTAATCTTTGATATTTATTTTAAAAATATAATATGTGGTTATTTGTAGAAAGTGGAGATAAAAATGCCGAAAATTTAGCGACTTCTCAGTCAACAATAGAAAACTTAAACACAGCATACGAATCATTTAAACAAAATGTTGCTGGTGGAGACGTACTTACAGTTTTCAAAAATATAGAAAAAACAATGATTGGGATGATGAACCAATCTATGGCACTACAAAGAGGTATGGGTGGTGTCATAAATAATACTGAAGAATTTCAAAATAGACTCAATAAAGCGTATAAATCAACTGTAAGTATTGGTGGAACTTTCACTGATGTTGTTGATGCGGTTGCTGGAATTTCAGATGGTATGGGTAAAGTTGTTAGTGTTAGTGACACTACAATTACCAAAATGGTTGAACTATCTCAAGCAACACAAATGACAACAAAGGAGATTGGTGGTATGGTTGCGGAAATGGTAAGATTTGGGGGTACTCAATCTCAGGCAGTTGATGCCATAAGTAAAATGGCTAAAGAAGGTAGACAAGCGGGATTGAGTGGTAAACAATATACAACTGAGATTGGGAAAAATATAAAAAATTTAAGTGGATTTGGTTTTAAAAGTGGTGTTGAGGGACTAAAAGGTATGGTTAAACAAGCCATGTTATTAAGGACTAATATTGAAGCTATTGGTGCTTTGAAAGTACAGGATAGTGTTTTGGAACCTGAAGGTGCAATTGAATTAGCTGCAAATTTCCAAATGTTGGGAGGAGCCGTTGGTAAACTGGCAGATCCTTTTCAATTAATGTATATGGCACAAAATGATATGGAAGGTTTACAAAAAGAACTTGTAAACTCAACTAAAGCTGCAATGACATTTAATAAAGAAACAGGTAACTTTGATATATCTACCGAAGATATGTATAGGTTAAGACAACAAGCTAAACTTACAGGTGCAAACCTTGAAGATTTAGTTAATACAGGTAGAGAAGCTGCAAAATTAGATTATATCAAAGAAAAATTTGATTTAAGTGGTTTAGATGAAGAACAACAAAATTTAATTTCACAACTTGCAACTGTAGGGAAGGATGGTTCTTTAACTGTTGATATTCCTGGATATGGTGAAATAAAGGCTAACGATCAAAAAACATTAGATCAAATGTTAAAAGATGCTGATGTTAAAAAGGCGTTAGAGGATTACCAAAAAAACCAAGATAAATCTGATAGACAATTAGCAGAAGCATCGCTTACGGTGGCGGAAAGACAGGCAGCAACTCAAAATGAAATTAAAACGGCAGTTATTAATTCAATGAGTGACACTCAAAGAAAACAATTTGCTAAAGATATCGCAGATTCTAATAAAAACGTACAAACAAAAACAACTGAAGCCGCTACGACTGTAGGTGGAGCTTTAGTACCCGGATATACGGGTGCAGAATCAGCCCAAAAAACCGCCACTGAAAATATAAATTTAAAATTATCCGCAAGCAAAAGAGACGAAATAAATAGAGAATTAGGTAAAATAGGTGATATGTTTTCTGCAACAACATTTGACTTAATTGTACCAAAAGGAGGTGCGCCAAAAGTAATGACAGAAAATGCTATTTATCAAGGTATTGTCGGTGATGAGGTTTTTATGGGAACAAATTTAAGCGACATTTTTAATGGTGTTAAAAATTTAGGTAATTCTGCCGGTGGAAATGTTAGTGGAAAAATGGATATAAATATAAACGTTTCAGGTGCGGTTAATGGCGATGGAGGTAACGTTGCGAAAATTTTTGAAAACCCACAAGTACAAAAACAAATAATGGACACTGTATTGTATAAATTAGAATCGTACAAAAAACAACAAGGTGTAATAGCATAAAAAAATAAAATTTTATCTATTTATAAATAAAATAGAATAGATGGAGAGTCCTTTATCATTTAACTCAAGTGAAAATTTCAGAAAGAAATTACTTTTAAGAAATTTACCACCATATAAAGTTGAAAATGCGTTTTCAACGGGAGATGTTCCTGGTGTCAATGATTTTGTAATATTGGATTATGCAATCATCGATTCTCCTAAAATAGAAGTTGTCGGAGACAAACAAGAAAAAACATTATTTACAAAAAATCAATATACCCCTGAAAATAAAACGTACTATGGTGACATGGTATTAATAAATTTAGATTTAGGTACAAAAACAAATGAAGGTGAGTATGGATATCCTGATAGTATTGGAAGTAGTTTAGAAAAAATAGGTGATAATCAAGAAACACTTCTTTATGTAAAAAATCTCTACGGACCTGTTGGATTAGGGACTAACTACGGTGAAACCGTAACAATCAATAATACACTTCTATCAAATACAAATTTAGGAAATTATGGTTATCCATTAACTATTGGTAGTAAATTAGAAACCATAGGTGATAATCAAGAAGTAATACATAAAGTAAGAAACGTTTATAAACCATTTGGTTTAGGTGATTTTGGAAGTTCTGTTTGGTACATTAATAATGATCAGAACATATTAACAATGGGTGATGGTGAATATACAATCACCGACACTTTAAATAGTTACCTATATCAAATTGGTAACACACAAGAGGTTTATCATAAAGTAAGAAATCTTTATAAACCAACAACCCCTGAAGATTATGGTAATACCGTTTGGTATATAAATAACGATCAGACAATTCAAAGTATGGGGGGAGGCATCTACACAATAGATGATACCATTAATAGTTACCTATATCAAATTGGTAATACACAAGAGATATACCATAAAGTAAGAAATATTTATAAACCATCTTCACCACAAGACTACGGTAATACTGTTTGGTATATAAATAACGATCAGACTATACAAACAAACGGTAGTGGAATATATGATATTGGTGACACAATTAATAGTAATTTATTTCAAATAGGTAATAATCAAGAAGTAATTCATAAAGTAAGAAATGTTTATAAACCCGGATCGCCTTTAGATTATGGTAATACAGTTTGGTATATAAATAATGATCAGTCTTTACAAACAAATGGTAGTGGAATATATGATATTTCAGATACCATTAATAGTTACTTATATTTAATTGGTAATTCTCAAGAAACCCAATTAATTACAAAAAATAAGTATACACCTGAAAATAGTACTCAATACGGAGAACCAAGATACAATATAAATAATATTCTAACTTTAGGTTCAAATGAGGGAGAATACACATATGCTGACACGATTAACAGTGATTTATATACTGAAGGTGTTTATGATAGACCATTGTTAATTGCTATTAATCAATACGGTCCACAAAACATTACAAACGGTTCAGTAGACATTAATCAAAATTTACAAACAAACTCAAATGAAGGAGAATACGGCTATCCTGACAGTATTAACAGTCCTTTAGAAAATATAAGTGAAATAAAAGAAAACGATGCTTATGTTATTAACAAATATGTAACTGGTAGCGGAACTTACGGTAATCCCGAACTTGTAACAATTGACGATTTAGAAATACCAAACACAGGATTACCTTATGCTAATTCTGATAATACCTTTATATTTTTACCGTCTTCATATAGTCCTGTGAGTATTTTATTAAGTAACAACCCTTCAGGTTCCGATGGTTCACTATCACAAGATTCTGCATTGGCTAACTTGGCTGCAAAACAATTACAAAAAGAATTTAAACATAGAGTAGCATTAGAATTATTACAACAAACATTAGGAAGAATTAATGTACTCGATTCAAGTATAAACCCAGATACAGGACAAGTTTCCGTTGAACCAAACTTAGACCCGTTTAATGCTATTGGGTTACTATCAGGACAAGTACCAATTATTGCAAGAAATCATGCAATTACAAATCCTGATTTATTCTTAGGACAAGCAATTAATTTTGCTGCTAAACTTGCAGGTACTTATTCGCCATATTCATATATTCCTGGTGAGTACTTTGATTATCCTGACAAAAAAGGTTCCGCAATATATAATAATCCTCTATCTGCTATTGGGGGGGCTATAGGTTCAATATTTCGTGCAATCCAACCTAAAAATCAAACAGCATCTGAATTGTTTGTTGAATACACTTCAGTTGCAACAAGAGACTTATTATATGATCAGTTAAGATTTAACAACTTTAGACCTGATTATAAAATTGGTAAAAATTTATTAGCACCAAAAGGTAAATATTATATTGGAAATAGAAAATCTTCTATCAATGAAATAGTTTCACCTGATGGTGAATTATCTGAAAGTAAAATAAAAGGAGTTGCAACAGATGGTAGTCCTGTTTTTTCTTATGGTAAAATTGGTGAAGAATATGAAGGTACAAAAATAAGTAATCTATATGCAGGATTAAATACTCGTCCTTATTTTGACGGTTTAAACGGAGTACAAGCAGGATTTACTTGGTTATCTAAAGACGGTAAGGGTGGACAAAATTGGATGATACCTGGAGACTTTGCAGGACCAGGAGCATCTGTATTTACAGACAGCAGCGAATTCAATTTCTCAAATATAAGTTCAACATATGATCCAACAAAATCAACAAATTATGAATTTACTGAAAATTCAATTTTAGATGTTACTCAAAAATTAATTGATGCGGGTAATCGTTCTAATAATAAATTACAACACGTTGGTAATGCAATTAATCAGGTATCAAAAGTTTTTAATGACGGTTACATTGAATTAACAAAGGGTTCAAGAGTTGTTAGATACACAACAAAAACTTCTTTACCTGAAAGTGAAAGAACTGCAGTACCTACAGGTTATGAATATTGTCGTGTTTTTACAAAAGACAGACCATACTACTCATTTGATGAATTACAAAAAACAGATGGGATAACAACAGAAGGTAGAAAGTTTACAAATTCAATATTCGATAAAACTTATAATTTAAATATTGCTCCTTGGCAAAACCCTGGATCAACAAATATTCAAAACAATAAAGTTAAAAAGTATATGTTCTCATTAGAAAATTTATCATGGAGAACGTCAAACAGACCTGGATATACTTATGAAGATTTGCCTGATTGTGAAAGAGGACCTAACGGTGGTAGAATAATGTGGTTTCCTCCATATGATTTAAGTTTTGATGAATCAATTAATACTAATTGGACTGATAATACTTTTTTAGGTAGACCTGAACCAATATATACATATAACAATACAAGTAGAAAAGGGAACATAAGTTGGAAAATTGTTGTCGATCACCCATCAATAATGAACGTCATATTAGATAGGGAGTTAGAAAATGCGACACCCGACTCTCAAATAACTAAAGTTTTGGATTCGTTTTTTGCTGGATGTACTAAGTACGATTTATACGACTTAGTAAAAAAATATCCAATGTTTACACCAAACGACGTATTTGAAGTTTTAGAAGAAATCATATATCCCGAAGATATTGTAACGGTTGTTGAAAATTTACCAAATGAGA